TGCATCACCGTCTGGGACAATGATTTCAATAATTGCCATGTTGATCGCACCTTGAGCAGAATTGCTACCAATTGGTGCTTGAAGCCATGAAGTGCTATCTTGTGGGCTACCTGCCCAAAGACGTGTATCCAAAACTCTTGTGCCGTTTCCTGTTATGTTCGTGTTCGCCATATTCTCACCTGTTCAATTTCTCCTATTTAACCTCAACTCAAGTCCCTGATCTTTCCGCTTGCCTTGAAGAAGGTGCAGATCAATTCGCCCATTGTGTGGAACATTCCCATTTGACCAAGACGGTTGATACCGAATGGATCTCCTGTTTCAATGCCTGATTCGTGGTAAAGAGTAGGTTTTGCAGTAGTGAACCAAAGATAGTCCGTGTCAAGGAAGTAAAGACGGGATGCGCCTCCAGATTCCTTGTGAACGTCTTTGGATGGGATGATTGGGACACCGTTGTAGGTAGCAACCATGAAGCCACCTGCGATACCCGGAACACCTTTCACACCATTGACACCCGGAACAACTCTCTTCATCTCAACAAAGCGTTGTTGTGGTTGCAATAGTTGCTGAATGGTTTCAAGAGTGTCATAGCCTGTTAGGATTACCTTTGGCTGGCCACCTGCTTCCCAGACGCTTCGGAACATTCCGTCAAGTGTGTTGAGGGTTAGAGCACGTTGTGCGCTCGCTGCACCTGCATCCACTTGAGCATCATACCATTGTGCTGATCCTGCGGATTCTCCCGCACGGGTCAAGTTGTAAATGTTGTGATCTGCTTCTGCGCTTACATCAGCGAATGTGCTTGCTGCTTCCGTAAAGGAGTTAGAAGTGATACGGTCAAGGGATTCAAAGTCGTTTCCAGCAGTTGTATCAAGATCTTGTAGTAGCATCTTGTTGATGTGTTCTGTGTGGTGTTTTGCCATTTCCATCTTCATGACGGCACGTGCATCACCAAGACCATCATCCTTGTCAGCAAGGAACATTGCGGTTTCCGATAGATCAAAGGAGTGTGCAACGGTCTTTGGTTTGGTGCTCACGTGAGCAAAGGTTGGCTTTGTGGTTTCTGGTAGTGTTGCGTTTTCACCTACACCACCGCCTTTTGTGAAGTCAGCCTTTGCAGTTGTGACACGCCATCCACTCTTCTCCCACGGTTTCTTTGGGATGATTGAAAAGGCATTGAACTCTTGGTTCAACTGTGACCAAACCTTGCGACCAAAGATCGCTTGGTAAGTTCCTGCGGTGCTGCTCATCAATGGACTGTCTGCCTTGAGCAAGTCAGTTCCAGAGTATGCCCAAGCATTCTGTCCTGTTCCTGCGCCATAGTATAGGCGTTCCATATCTTCAATTGTGCGAATATATCCTGTGCTTCCACTCATATCATCATCTCCTGTATTCAGTTCGTGCCCCCACGTAGTGCTCTTTGGCCGAGTTCTTCAAGTGCCCTCCAGCCGTCAATGCCATCACCAAGTGCGGCAAACTCGTCATGAGTTGGGACTCTAATGTCAGATTGGTTTGGAACGGGAACTGCGGATTTGACAATCTCGGAGTTCTCTTGTCGTAGTGAGTTGATTTCAGCCTTCAATGCAGCAATTTGGGATCCATGATCATTTGCTTTCTGGATCTCAAGTGCCTGTGCGGTTTCGGACTCATATCGTGCTTTCCATTCCTTTTCAACAAGTGCTTTGACCGCTTCTTCATCACGGATCGCAGCGTATGCACCATATCCACGCTCAAGAGATCGTGGAGATAGGTCAAGACCTTGCTTGATGATGTTCTTGCCACCTGTTGGGGCAGGGTTCTTCATCTGGTTTGGTTGCTTGATCACATACTTGTTGGATTTTGCATTTGGTAGGCTTGGTGCAGCCATCAAGGTTGCATCTTCGCCACTACCGTAAAGGTCGCCTTGACCTCGGTGAGTGTGTCCGTGATTGCCATCAACGCCAACCATGTAGGCTTTTCCAAGACCAAAGTGGCCTCGTAGCCCATCAAGATCAACGCCTTGTTGGTGTGCAAACTTTTCAAGAGAGTCAATGTATGCAATTGCTGCTTGCTCTTCTTGCTTCTGCATCACCGGGGCTTCTGCTGGTGCTGGTGCATCATTCTGTTCCATGTGCTTGTTAATTCGTGCAAGCGCATCTCTTACTTCGGTCAAGGTTTCTGTCGTTTCGCTACTCATATTTTCATCATCCATTTTCAATAGGGTGTATGTGCTTTCAGGGTTGATACCCTTCTTGCACAAGGTAATCTCATGCAATTCCATATCCGTGATTTCACGGTGGCTACCATGTTCTGGTGTGGTTTTGCTCACTCGGAAGAGGGCTTGACCGCCTATGGAAAATGCTCGTAGTTCGCCACTACGGACTTGCTTTTGCACTTCACGTGCTTTTTCAATGTCGCTGCGGATTCGGCAAACGACAAACAAACCGTGATCATCAACTGTGGACTTCCACACTCGGCCATCGGTATCTGTGTAATTTGGTAGGACTTCTCCTACTTGTATTCCACTATGTGCGAGTTGCACATTGCGGTATGATGGGTTCTCCATGAACCCATTGAATGCCTTTTTTAATGCTGAAACAGGGATCCTGTCACCCTGTTTATCCACCATATCAACGGAAGCATATCCTGCAATGACAAGATCGTTGCCATCTGCCGACTTTAGAAGAAAGTCAGCACCGGTCGCTTGCCATGTTGCGCTTGCCATTGAACCAACTCAACTCATGTTATCCTATTTAACCCATTTGGGGGTCTTGTGGTGGTAAAGGTTGCATTTCAGCAGGTTCTTCTTCCTTCATAGGGACAACAATTTCCTGCTCTTCTTGGGCTTCACGCCTCGTTTTACGGGGATAACTCAACTTCGCTCTTCCGCCCTCAACTTCAACTTCACCCTCAACTTCTTCAC